GCAGAACGTGTAGTAGATGTTAAGGAAGTACAATTCGAACTCAGCAAGATGGTTAATCTTCCTGAAGAAACTGTCAGTGAAAAAGAAAGTGCTAACTTGGCTAACTTGGAAAAGAACCTTAAAGGTGAAGTCTACGGTCAGGACAATGCCATTGACGAAATCGTTGATAAGATTCTTGTTGCACAGGCTGGCCTTAAGAGCGAAAACAAACCTATTGGTAGTTTTGTATTCATGGGGCCAACTGGTACAGGTAAAACTGAAACTGCTAAACAGTTGAGCAAACAACTTGGTGTTCCTATGATCCGCTTTGATATGAGTGAGTATCAGGAAAAGCATAGCGTATCTAAGTTAATTGGTAGTCCTCCAGGCTACGTTGGCTTTGAAGAAAATGCAGGCTTGCTGATTACGAAACTACAAGAGAATCCGCATTGCGTATTGTTGCTGGATGAGATTGAAAAGAGCCATCCAGACGTTTCAACTATCTTGTTGCAACTTATGGACAATGGCAAGGTCACTGGTAGTAACGGTAAAGAAGCAGATGCTCGTAACGTGGTGCTAATTATGACTACTAACTTAGGTGCCGCAGATGCTGATAAGAATGTTATTGGATTCGGTAGCCAAGATAACGATTATGAAGACAAAGAACTTAAAAAATTCTTTGCTCCTGAATTCCGTAATCGTTTAGACGGTGTTATTATGTTTGGTAAATTGAGCAAGAACACAATGATTAAAATTGTTGGTAAGTTCTTAGTTGAGTTGAAGACACAGGTCAAGGATAAAGGTATTGGTATCACAATCAGCGATGAAGCCATCGACTATTTAGTGGACAAAGGATTCGATAAGAAGATGGGTGCTCGACCATTGCAACGTGTAATTGATAAAGATATTAAACGTCCAATGTCAAAAGAAATGTTGTTTGGCAGTCTTAAAACTGGCGGTAATGTACACATCGATGTCACCGGTGGCGAAGTCACTATAAAAGTGTTAGAACATGAAACAGTTAAAGAAAACTAAAAAACTATTTTACGACAAATATGTGTATAAAATAGTAGTCATTACATCATTGGCTTCTATGTTCAGAGGAGCCGATATAGAAAAGACACTTGCTGAAATAGATCACTTTTTACGATCCATGGAGTATCAGGGCGAAACAGCAAAGACTGTTGGTTCGCGCTGGAATTCTAGAAAAGTTACTATTCAAGAAGTTCGCAGGGATCTAGCATTAGTACACCTGCTTTCTTCCGAATCCAACTACTTTATTAGAGTAGAAGGTGATATTCTATCTATATATTCCAGTGATGAAAGTATTATAGATACTGTTACTGAATTATATGAAGGCCATTTAAGAGAAGTATGGAGGCCTGAAAATGACAAGGTCAAAGCATTTTTATTAAGTACCCCTAAACAGATTATACGATCAGAGTATTCTCACAAGTATAAAGTAACAGTTAACGGGTTAAACGATCCTAGCACATTCAAACAATGGGCAGAAAAAATCCCTAAACTTAAAATTATGCCTAGGAACGACTACCTTATTGGCGGGTATTTTTATGTAGCCGATCAAAAAACTCTAAGTTTATGCCGCATTTTTCTGGGGGATAAAATACGTAGAGTGGATGAATTACGCACTTTTGAGGAAATTTAACCTAAATGTAAAATAGCATAAATACTCTACTAACGAGTGTTATGCTATGAAAACCTTTAAAGAATTATTCTACAATCTTAGTTCTCCAGAAAATCAGTTGGAAGAATCGACCGTTCACAACGTACAACTAGACATTCCTACTCAGGAAGGCATAGGCGACAGCGAATTAAACCGTATTAGACAATTAAGCGGGTTACTTAACGAACAAGTTGAGCAACAATTTGATCTAATAGAAGAAATGGTAGAAGCATGGGCCGAAGCGCATGGAGTCGACAGTGAAGTTATCTGGGAAGACTTTGAAAGCGTAGACGACAGTGAACTATTAGACGAAGCAGCCGCTTGGCGCACTAGTAAAGGTAAAAGTAAAAAAGGCGGACTCAATGCCAAAGGAGTTGCTAGTTACCGCAGAGAAAACCCAGGTAGCAAACTACAAATGGCTGTAACTACTAAGCCTAGCAAACTCAAACCAGGAAGTAAAGCGGCCAAACGTCGTAAATCATTCTGTGCTAGAATGGGTGGAGTTAAAGGCCCGATGAAAAAGCCCAATGGCAAGCCAACACGCAAAGCATTGGCATTACGTAAATGGAATTGCTAAATGTTACTAAGAGAACTAGACGAAAAATTTAACTTAGAAGATTCTAATCTATTAGATGATTTAGAATTTTTTATGATGAACGACAATAAATTCTATCGTCGTATATTATATCCTCAACTATCTTTAATGAAGAATAAATTAGAGGCAGGTAAGGCCTGTGAAGACAACTGTCTTCGACCTTGTGTAGACAAAGCCGCAGTATTATATTGCAAAAAATTCAACATTCCAGACAATCATAAATCAGTATTCACTGATATAGATAGAGATGCAGTAGCAAGAAGTATATTTGGAAAAGAACAAGATAATATCGCCAAAGGCCATTATGACGGGAGAGACGAATGATTTTGCTAGAAGGTGGAAATGCGTTTCCAGATGTCACTCCGTTTGACCATAAGCATGTAGGTGCTATTTTAAAAACAGTTAATAATGCACTAGCAAATACAGGCATTAGAGCAATACCTGTAGGTAGTGCGGCAACTCCAACACCTGGAAAGCAAAGTGGCGACATGGATGTTATCGTCGACGAAACTGCTGTGCTAGAATATTTTAAAGCCAAAGATGCTAAGTCTGCACGTAAAGCATTAAATGATTACATTGCTGGTAAAGGTTTGCAAACTACACAAAGTGGTATCAATGTACACGTTCGTGTTCCAGTAGAAGATAGTTTTGCACAAGTAGATATCATGGTGTCTCAGAATGCAGAACGTGTTAGTAAATTTCACACTCATAATATCCCAGCAGGCAGTCCTTACAAGGGTGTTAATAAACAGTTAATCATGGCTATATTAGCCAAGAGCAAAGGTTATATGTGGAGTGCTTGGCAAGGATTGTTTAGTCGTACACCTGAAGGGAAGAAGGGTGAATTTGTCACCGACGACTTAGATGAGATTTCAAAAATACTCACCGGTAAAAAGAACGCATCTGTATTAGGCAGTGTAGAAAGTTTGCTGGCAGCATTGCCTAAAGAGCAAGCAGACACGCTGTTAGCCAAGGCCAAAGAAGATCCTAATTGGAAGGAAGTTCCAGTTAAACAAGAAAGTGCCGAACTACAGCGCATTAAACAATTGAGTGGTCTATGAGATTAAGAGAATTTTTTATAAAAGAAGCAGATGTTCCTAAGCAATTAGGTCGTGCATTCAACCACCTCGAAGATCTTGTATTTTTTTATGGTAGTGCTGGAACGCTAGAAGCATTAGATCACATCAAAGACTTTGCCACCGAACAAGGTTCTCAAAGTATTCGAATGAAGTGGGACGGTAATCCTCAAATCTATTGGGGGAGAGAAACAAAAAATGGTCCACTTATACTGGGTGGGCACAATGGATGGAGCAAAGGTGCTAAGACATCTAGTCCAGAAGAGATTAAAGATTTTATTCAAAACAAAAGTGGTAATCCTAAAACACCTGACGAAGTAAAGGCACGTGAAAAATTTGCAAATGAGTTTGCAAATTTATACAATTATTTTGATCGTGCAACTCCTAAAAACTTTGTAGGATTTGTCTATGCCGATGGTTTATTTTTACAACGTCCTCAATTAGATAAAGAGGGTGTTTATACATTCTGTCCTAACCCGAAGAGCCAAACATGTTATCATGTACGTAAAGATAGTGGGCTTGGTAAACGTATCAGCAATGCTGATGTAATGGTAGTTGGACACGCATATTTCTCCGAGTGGGGCATGCCTGATAGTTCACAAAAACCCATCAGTGACTTTAGTCAATTCAACGGAAATAGTAAATTAATTGTACTAGGACCCATTTATAATAAAAAGCCTGCACAAATAGATACAAGAGGTGTCGAACAAGTTGAAAAATATCTAAGTCAACATGCACAGCAGATTGATGCATTCTTAGAAGATACCGCAGGATTAAGTGATCTTAAAAATATTCTATATACCTACGTAAATCAAACAGCCAAGGTCAAGGCTCTAGATAGCCTAGGTGCAAAGCACTTTAACAATTGGCTATCTACTAGTAAAGTAAGTCCCGGTAAACAAGCAAAGATTCAAGAAAAAACACAAGCCAATCCTAATGCCGTTGAAGCCATTTTTACCTTGGTAAAAATGATTCAAAATATGAAAGATGATGTAATAGATCAGATCGAAGGCGAACAAGGAGATATTTGGGACACACACGGAGAAGGCCGTGTGCGATATGCAGATGGTAATAAAAAGTTTGGCAATGTCAAACTAGTACCTCGTAAACGTTGGACACCACAATGAGACTAAGACAAATATTCGAAAATACAGTATCCGAAGTAGCAATTATCTTTGGACGATTTAATCCTCCGCACAAAGGTCACAGGGCCGCGTGGGAGTTGGCTAGTAAAAGTCCTGTATGGTACGTGGGTACTAACGAAACCACTGTTGGTCCAAAAGATCCTTTACCTTATGATGTTAAAGTTGAAGCAATGAAAACAGTATGGCCCGAAGTCGAAAGTCATATTGTAGCCGAAACAGGCTGGTTAACATTGGCTAGTAAAGTATACCAACAATACCCGGACGCCACATTATTGTGCCTAACTGACGAAGACTGGGTTACGAAAACCATTCAACAATACAACGGCAAAGAAGGTCAACACGGTTTTTATAATTTTAAAAATATTAAGCAAACACCAACGCCTAGATTAAGTTCGGCAACAGCACTTCGAGATGCTGTGACAAAAGGCGACAAAGATGCATTTACACAGGCTGCAGGTGTTAGCGCAGATACACCAGTAGCAGGTAAGCCATTCTTTGACCTAGTGGCAGAATATTTGTTACCATATGCAAATGCTCCTAAAAAGATAGTTAAGAAAAAGAAAGTTGATGAGCCTGTTGAAGATGTGTCGGAAGATGTAGAAGAAGAACCAAATATACATCGTGTTAGAGTAACTGTAACAGATCCAAATGCAGATGCTACTTTTAGAAATAAGGAAGTACAAAAAATTGTAAGAGTTACCGCTGACGACGGCCCAGAAGCAATTAAGAAAGCCAAAGACTACTATACTAAAAAAGGCTTTAAAGTTCATAATCACCACTATATCGGACCACTTGGTACTAACGAAGATTCATTGAACGAAATTGGTGAACCGACTACAAATTATTATACACTCGGTAATGGGAAATTAGTACAGGTTACATATCGTCCTAACATAAATCAATCACCCATACCGATGACTGCTGTAAAAGTAAGTTATGTAGATCCTGCATTGAAGCCCCAAGGTCCTAGTTTTGATAGCACAGGTCAAGCAGAAAGATGGGACAGTGCGCCCGACGGTGTTAAACAAGCAATAGAAAAATTTGTAAGACAGCCTCAGTTACAGCAAGGTGTGGCGGAAGGCAAGGACGACAAAATTGCTCAACTAAAGAAAGACCACGAGACCGCAGTATATTGGAGCAAGAACGATACCAATCCGCACAAGCGTGAGGCTGCTCGTCAAAAGGCTGAAAAGATTAAGCGTCATTTAGAAACACAATACAAACAAGGTGTGGCGGAAGGCTCTTTAGAAGAATATGGCGATACTGCTAAAGGTCAAAAGATGTTGACCAAAGTACAGAAACGTGCCGTAGATCGTGTAGTGTCTAAGAAAGCAGATACAGATCCTAAGTATGCTAAAAAGAATAGCGATACTGCCAATCGTGCGTGGGATAGAATGGATACAAGTGAAAGTATGTCAGAAAGAATACGTGATCCGGAAGATTGGGACGAAGGCAATACAGAGCCCGGTAATAACTTTGCTGTCTACATCAACGGCAAGAAATGGAAGGTGTTGCCTGGACCAGCAGGTGCTTATGCAGATAGCCCAGAAGAAAAAAGAGAATTTCAAAGATTGAAAGACATGGCTGCTAGGAAGTCAGCAGCCACCGGTAAGAAATGGGAAGTTTATATCACCGGTGAACCAGCAACAAAATAATGGAACTATCTGATTTAAAACGTCTTGCTGGCATCAACGAATTCAAAGGATTTACTCCTTATGAAGGTATTAACGTGTCTGTAAGCGGAACAGAAAAACGTGAATTAGAACGTAAACACAACATTAGACCTGGTACACCCGAATGGTTTCAACTATGGTTTAGTTTACCTTATATGACCGGCGAACCACCGGTGGGCAAAAAATGAGAGCAAAAGAATTCATCATTGAACGTAAAAAGCGTAGGAAAAAAAGCAAATCTCGCTGGGCCGCGTATGGGCCAGGTCCTTACGGATTGTACGGTGTAAATACCGGCTACAGTGGCGACGGCGGTGTTAGTGGAGATGGCGGTGTAGGGGAAAGTGCTCAACTGGACGAACTTAATGTAGCACAAACTTTAGATTTTATTAAAAAAGCACACGGTGATCAACTGTACGGAAAATTACCATACTGGACACATCCCCGCGCCGTGGCACTTACAGGTAAAAAAGTATTTGGCAGTAAATTCAACAGCGATGCAGTGAAGACAGCATTCTTGCATGATGTTGTAGAGGATACACACATTGGTTTAGATGAACTGAATAAATTAGATTTTGCACCGGAAGTTATTCAGGCCGTTAGTCTATTAACTAAAGATAAAAGTCTTGGATACAGTCAAAACATAGAACGCATTATAAACAGCGGCAATGAATTGGCCATGATGGTCAAATATGCTGACAATTACGAAAATTATACTGGCGATAAAAGCGACTGGGATGTCAAACGTGCCGATGCTAGCCAAAAGAAATATCTTGCAAGTTTAAACATGCTGGGAGATAAACTAGGTGTAAAACATCACATAGAAGAAGGGGATCTAATTCCTTTCCCTAAAGGTACAGTTAAAGTAGATGTTGGTGATGTGTATGATTGGTATAAACTAGGCATGACCATCAGCGATTTAGACGATGCAGATCCAAAAGATTTTGGCAAGGGGCCACCGCAGACTGTATTAGCGTTTGGTAGTGAACCGTTAGAACACAAATACTTAAAAGCACTAAATCGTTTAAAAATGAAAACACATGACATCGACGAAAACTTTGCCGATGGTAAGAATCCTGGTCGAAAAGGACTTAGTAAACGTGTAGGTATTCCTAAAAAGTCGACATTAGGACAATTACAAAAGATTGCCAGTTCTAGTACTGGTGAACGCAGACGTATGGCGCAATGGCAACTAAATATGCGTAGAGGAAAGAAAAAATGAAAATCCTAGAAATTATTACAGAATCCAAAACACAAACAGCACAGTCTCCTAAACCTCGTAACTTTGTGGCAAAAAATGCTATGAAGACAACCAGTGGTGCTGGTGCTCACAAAGACAAGAAGAAAGCCGAGAAACAGGGCGATGTAAAGCATAAAAAGTCTCTAGCCTACGAAGATCGTATTGACGAAAAAGCAAAGAGTAAAGCACAACAAAAGTTCATGGGCATGGTTTATGCTGCCAAAAAAGGTGAAAAGCCTGCTAGTCCAGAAGTTGCTAAAGTTGCTAAAGGCATGAGCAAAAAGTCTGCTAAAGACTATGCCGCAACCAAGCACAAGGGCAAGCCAGACCATGTAGGAGAAAGTGCTACAGCAGGTTCTACCAGTGCTGGAAATATGGCTGTAGGCGCTGTATACCCTAATAAAAAGGGTAAAACATTTAAAAACAAAGACGGTACTGCTAAGAATGCTTTAGATGTTAAGGGCGCAAATCTGATGACTGGCGGCAGCATTAAACGATAAATATAATATCAGGAGATATTTTATGCAAGACGAGATGAAACCGCAGGTTCAGCAACCGCAAGTAGATAACAGTGAAGGGCAAATGGCTCGCGCTGATCTATATCGTGGTGCAAAGAATGCGATGAAACTATTTCAAATGGTACAGGACGGACAACAATTAGAAGGTTGGGTTCAAGCCAAAATTACTAAAGCCGCTGACTATTTAGATAGTGTTTACCATTACATGGAATATCAAGCAAAGTTTGGACAAGGTGGAGTAGCCATTAGTTTGGACGACATTACCTCTGATGCCGCTGTTTCCAGCAAGCAAGGCACAGTTTCTGAAGAAGACGATGAAAAGGAAATTAAAGAATCTATGAACTACGAACAAAAACTACGAGCCCTTTTAGAAGGAGCCAAGAAAAAAATGAAGCCTGCCATGAAAGACGAAAAAGTCAAGGAAGGCAAAACTGAAGTACAATATGACAAAGACGGTAAACGTACCGGTGTCAAGCATACAAGTACACACAAGTATACAGACGAGCCGCATACAGAACCAAAGTCCCAGGTTAAAGCCAAGTCTGCCGCTGAAAAAGCCGGAGAGAAAGCCGCTGACAAACAGCAAGCCAAGGACAGCAAAGATTACGAAAAGAAGAATCCTGGTTCAGTGACTCGTTATAAAGACGGCAAAAAGGTCAGTGAAGCAAAGAAAGCCGAATCAGATTCTGATGCTCAAAGAAAGAAAGAAGAAAAGAAAAAGAAGATTGCCAAAATCATGGACGAAGGTTCTAAGCCAGACTTTCTAGACATGGACAAAGATGGTGACAAGAAAGAGCCGATGAAAAAAGCAGTTGCTGATAAAAAAGCAGGTCCTAAGAAAGGTGTAAATCCTTTTGCTAAGAAAGATTCTAAAGTTAAGGAAGCCGATGATCGTGCTCCTACTAAAAGTAAAGAACGTGAAATAACATTACCAAGCGGTGCAAAAGCCAAGGCTACTACCTATCAAGGATGGCAGAGTCAAAAAGGCGATAAAGAAGCCGACAAAGCAAAGAAAGACAGCATGAAGGAAAGCGTCACCGAGTCCACAGACTTGATGCGTATGCGTCAATTAATGAAACGTTTAAACGGATAATATCATGGACATGAAAAAGATTCTGCAGGCTCTCGACGGAGTTGCCGAGCGTAAAGTAGAAGGCTCTAACGATATGAGAAAGTTTTTAAGTATCGTTGCAAAGGAACCTGTAAAACAGAACCTTTCAGAATCTGTAATTACTAGTTTTGACGAAGATACAATCGGTGGCGATGCTAATTCATTTTTAATTGCTGCCGATAATATCAATGACCTAGTAATGGGCAACGTCGACAAAATTAAAATTAATGCAGACGAACAATTATTAAAAGAACTTATGTCTAAATTTAATGAATTCATGTCGGCTTATCACGCAGTAGGTAAAGAAATTCTTCAACCAGACATGTTTGACGACGTACAGGTTGAAGAAAAGCAAGAAGGCATTTCAAACGGTCTAGCATTCAAAGATTATTTTGCACTAGAAGAAGGTAAAAATAAAATCAAAGGTGTTGACGGTAAGGCATGTTGGGACGGTTACAAGCGCATGGGCACTAAGAAAAAAGGTGGCAAGACAGTAGATAACTGTGTACCAACAGGCAAAAAATGAAAATTAAAGATTTATTAATAGAATTAGAACAAACACCGTTTGGTAGTGTTGGTAATATAGAATCTCCAAAATCTACAAATGTTGGTAGTGTTGGTAATGTGGAATCTCCAAAATCTCCAAAATCTACAAACATCGATACAGCGGCGTGGGTTAGGGCATTTAAAAGAATTGATCAGTTTGGTGTTCAACCGTCTAACGACTACGAATGGGCTGTTAAATTCAAAATGGCTGGTATCGACGCCGAGCAAATTATGAATAATGCAACTTCTGAAAAATATCGTCGACTAGGCTATAGGGCCGATCCTGCTAATGTTAATCGACTATTGAGCATTGCACCTTCTATCACAGAACTAGAGAAATTAGCAGTTGACAAAGTGCAAGGAGATGTAGTAGCAAATCTACAGCACGAATTAAATATTCAACAATTAATCCAACAAAGTCAACTAGATAAAGTAGACACTCAAGCAATGCTTCAAATGGATTTGGCAGCACGTCAGGCTATTAAACAACAACAACAAGACATGGAACTTGAAGCAAAAGAGCGTCTTGCTCGAATAGAAATCGACATTCGTCAGAGTAAAGAAGGTGAGAAACAACGCGAGTTTGACTTAGAAAAAGCCAAAACAAATCATGATCGTGAAGTAGAAGTTATTAGACTTACAGCAGAAGGCGAGTATAAAAAAGCCAAACTTGAAGCAGATTATCAATTACACATTAAGAATCTTGAAAGTATTGATAATGCACAAGAGCGTAAAAGCAAACTTGATGTTATCAATGCAGAAAAACAAAAAGAACTCGAGACCATCAATGCCAGCACAAATGCTAGAATAAAAGAGTTATCCGCAGACACCGATGCTAAACGCGAAGAGTCTGACATAAGAATTCACGAAGAGTTCATGATGAAATTTGCACCCACATGGGCTAAATTAGTAGATCGTGCCAGCGACCTTGGTAAAACATTAGGTCAAAATATCAGTGCTGTCATGGGTGCGCTAGGAAGATTGAGTAAACCAATTATGCCAAAATCACAACAACCTGTAGAATCTATTGCGTATTTTAGAAACCTAGTTGCTGAAATGGATGCTCCTCCCGTAGATGCTCCTGTATCTAAAGATGTTGAAATGAGTAAAAAAGACTGGGACGCTAAATTTAAAAACGATCCTACAATAAAGATTATTAATCCGTTGAGAATGATGCCAAAAGATGGTTCTTATTTTAATGTTGCTACACAAGACGGGCAGGCCGTTGGTGTATCTAGAGGATCAGGACTTGGCCGTAGTGCGTTGGGTCCGGAAATTCACATAGTATTTGCCGAGCCTAGATCTGTTGATCAACTGTTAAAAGATCTTAACATGGAAAAGTTTTCAGCGAGCAAACCAGCATCAATTCCGTCTGCTCCTACAAGAACTGAAAGACCCGGTCCTGCAAGACCGTCGAAATTTAACAATCCTTTTAACACACCTACAAATGATCCGGTACTAGGAAGATTAAGAAAATGAAACAACTAGTCGCACTATCTTTAGTAGTCTTACTTACCGGTTGTGCTTCTGTAAAAAATTGGGTTCCCAGTTTCAGCGATCCAAATCAATCCTCACGTATTATCGATGTGCGTCAAAGTGTAGCACAATTGGATTGCAAACAAACACACGCACCACAAGTAAAACGTATCAAAGACAACTTAGATTGGTTCCAACTTTACAGCGACAGTAAAGGTTGGAGACAAAATGATGTTCTTAGGTTAGTTAAGCCTATGCAGGAAACTGTAGATGACTTTTATAAACGTAGTAATGAAAAGCAGGGTAGCGAAACCTACTGCGAAATTAAAAAGAAAGTAATGACTACTCAAGCAGAAAAAGCCGCTAGTGCTATATTGGGGAGATTCTGATGATTGAACAGTTACAACAATTGACGCAGTGTGATCGTCCTTGGGCCGCTGAAAGAGCCGCTATGGCATTACAGATGTGCGAATCCTTTCAACAAGGACAAATCAGCAACGACGAGTTTAAAGAACTAATGTTAGACCTAGTTAGAACAGACAAGTTAGAAAGTGAAGCCGATGACATACATTTAAAAACTATGTTAGTCTCGGCTATATATGCAGTAGCACAAGTAGTGTAATATTCATGTATGAGAGTATGGAGTTTTGGCTGTAGTTTTACACAATACTTTTACCCTACATGGGCAGACATACTAATTCACAATGCAGAACAGCAAGGCTACCTAGGAGAAAACTGGGGCAGTTGCGGCAAAGGCAACTTATACATTGCCAATAAAATTCAAGAATGTCATGCAAGAAATACCCTAGGCAAAGACGATTGGGTCTTTGTATGCTGGAGTAACTACTTTAGAGAAGACAGTCATACAGACAAATTAGGATGGCACACTCCACGATTTGTCTTTCAACAAACAGAATACAAAGACGGTACAGTAAACGGGTTTGGCTCTGCAAAGTATTATGCAATGCGAGATCAAGCACTAGTTCAGTCTACTCGTTTAAGTCTACAAGCACTAGGCGTAAATCAGTATCATTTTAGTATTTTACCTATGACTGGCGGGGATCGTGGAATAGATAAAGTCAGTGCTGTGTATAATCTAGAATTTGACGGTCCGTCGATGATGGAAAGCCTTAATCTAATGCTACAGGACGACAACACCAAGCGCAATCGCATACGTAGTTACCCTCCAGAAAATCCTATAGATACATTAGAAGAGTGGCATCCGCTGCCACACGAACATTTAGAATACATTGAAAAGTATATACAGCCCAAGGTAAATTGGCTAAATACTGGAGTAACAGAAAGCACAAAACTTTTTGTAAATAATTGGAAGAATAAACTGTATGCTATGCCAGAGCCCATTGACTTAGGTGCTACTGGATGGTCTGCTAAAAAGAATACACAATGGTTATGATATGGACGATCTAAGAAAAGCACTTAAAATCGCATTTGCCAGCGAATTTTCATTTTATTTAAAGGCACATTATTTTCATTGGAATGTGGAAGGAATGTTCTTTGAACAGTTCCACACTTTGTTTGGAAAAATTTACGAAGAAGTGTACGAAAGTATAGACCCGTTTGCAGAAAATATTCGCAAGACTGGTGCATATACACCTGGAAGTTTTGAAAGATTATCTATGCTGTCTAGAATTGAGGATGAAACCGATGTACCTAGTGCAGAAGATATGACTAGAGAATTGTTGGAAGATTCTGAAAAGATGGCCAACATACTTAAATTAGTATTCGATTTATCTGAACGTGAACACGAACACGGTTTGTCAGATTTTATTGCCGCACGATTAGACGCACATAGGAAGCACTCATGGATGCTAAGAGCAACTCTAAAGTAAACCCCAACAACTATCCAGTTTATCCTGAAGACGACGGTTATGACTTACCAAGAAATCCTTACGGTAATCATTGAAACACTAGCAAGGTTTGGCTGTGGACTAGCAGGCTTACCTTACGACCCAGACACACCTTAGGACCGGTATTAAGTTACCGAAAGTGTGCGCCGGCTGCTGGCGCGAAGAAAGCGATTCGCTACCGTGGACTTCGAAAGTGAGCATTTTTTTACGACTAAATAATTGTCAGGAGGACACAACCATGAAACAGAAAAAACTTTTAGTTGAACTGTACAAGGCTTGCGTCGACCACGATGCCAAAAAGATTGCGGAACTTAAACAAAAAGAATTCCGTAAGATTGCGAAACACAAGGCCGAAGGCAAACCGTTTACACATAAATGGACTTTGGTACAGATTTAATCGAACTGTAATCTCACACACACGCTAGAGCGATAAATACTGCTATGCAGAAAACTTATCGCTCTATTTTTATTTCTGATGTACACTTAGGGACTAGAGATAGTCAAGCAGATAAGTTAAACAATTTTCTCAAGCATAACACCTGCGATACACTTTATCTTGTAGGAGATATTTTAGATGTATGGCGCATACAACAAAACAAATGGCGTTGGAAACAAAGTCATACCAACGTTGTAAGACGTATACTTGGACACGCTAAACGTGGCACACGAGTAATCTACGTAGCAGGCAATCACGATGAATTCTTAAGACCACTAATGCCCTACGGCATTAACTTTGGCAACGTGGAAGTATTCAATCAGATAGAACATATTGGTGTTGACGGTAAACATTACCTAGTAGTTCACGGTGACCTGTTCGATGGAATCACTAGACTAGCACCATGGATTGGATTCTTAGGCGACAAGGCCTACGACTTTGTGCTGATGTTAAATGGTAAGTTTAATTGGTTACGCCATCGTATGGGGTTTGGATACTGGAGTTTGAGTAAGTATCTCAAACAACGAGTTAAAAAGGCTGTGGACTTTATATTTCAATTTGAAAAGAATCTAGCAGACTATTGTAAAAAACGTGGCTTTGATGGCGTTATATGTGGACACATACATCATGCTGAAATCAAAGATATAGACGGCATTGTATATATGAATGATGGTGACTGGGTTGAATCATGTACAGCATTAGTCGAACATCATGACGGTCGTTGGGAAATAGTAACTTGGATCAAGGAGAACGACAATGTGGACATTGATACTGATAGCAGTACACATAAGCAATCCAAGCGATCAACCAGGAAAAATAGAACTGATGTTTCAGAACCAACAGGTCTGTGAACAAAGTTTACAAAGTATGACATATTGGTTGAAATTTAATCAATTTAAAATTGAAGGACGGTGTGTAAAGAAATGAAACTTAGTGAAAAAATTACCATTGTAGTTCCTTGTAAGAATGAGGAAAATTATATAGCACATCTGTTAATGCACTTACGTCAGCAAGGCATAGGCAAGACTAGAATTATCATTGCCGATTGCTCAACAGACAATACACGCGAAGTTATAGAAATAATGAAAGGCGAGTTGAATGTAGAAGTCATCGAAGGTGGACCTGTATCCATTGCGAAGAATAACGGTGCTAAACTTGTGACCACTCCATACATTCTTTTCATTGACAGTGATGTGCGTTTCTTCAAAGACACAGTTATCCGAGATGCTGTCAGTGAAATGGAAACACATGATTTAGATTTGATTGGGTTAAATGCTCGGTGCTATGACAAAAATATCGTAGCACAAATTGGATTTAGTATGTTTAATGCGATAAACAATGTGCTAAAATATTTCTCTCCATTCGCAGTTGGTGCATTTATGCTAACACGCAGAGATCGTTTTGAAGAATACGGAGGCTTTCCTGAAAAATTTGCCACAAGCGAAGACTTCTTCTTGTCAAGACAGTATAGTCCTAAAAAGTTTAGAATACTAAGTCACCACTTTGGACAGGACAGCCGTAGATTTAAAAAGATGGGATACTTTGGTATGGCGGCATATCTAATTAAAAACTTTATTAATCGCAATAACAAAGAGTACTGGGATAAGTTAGATTCGTCTCGATATTGGAGTTAAAACCGGGTACAAGATAAGGTATCGCTGGAATTCGTAACCAGCAGTAGGGCGTAGGCCCTATTTTTACGACTAAATATTGTATGGATAAAATTATAGCAACGTTGGTGATGACGCATATCACAATAGTGTGTGTCACACTATATCTACATAGAAGTCAAGCACATAGAGGAATAGAGTTTCATCCTATTCTTAGCCACTTTATGCGTTTCTGGTTATGGCTAACCACAGGTATGACTACTAAAGCATGGGTAGCAGTACATCGTAAACATCATCAATCAACAGACGTAGCAGGCGATCCTCATAGCCCTCACGTATTTGGTATTAAACGATTACTATTAGGTGGTTGGAGTTTATACCACGAAGCAACAAAAGATCCGGCAATGGTTATTAAGTACGGCAGTGGTACACCTAAAGACTGGATTGAACGTAAAATATACACCCAATACCACCGTCATGGTATTCTTTTAATGCTAGTCATAGACTTATTATTATTTGGGCCATGGGGATTACTGGTGTGGGGTGTACAGATGATATGGATACCATTCTGGGCCGCTGGATTTATCAACGGCATTGGACACTGGTGGGGATACCGCAATGGTGAAACCAAGGATCACAGTCGAAACATAGTGCCTGTTGGAATTTTGATTGGCGGCGAGGAACTACACAACAATCATCACTTGGATCCTGCTAATCCTAAACTAAGCCATCGTTGGTTTGAGTTTGATATTGGCTGGATGTGGTTTAAAATTTTTAATCTACTAGGTTTGGCTAAGTTAAGAAGCATTAATGCTTGATTAATATCTCTAGATAAAGTATAATTACTTTTGTTATTAAGGAGACTTTAATGAGCAGTAGAACCTACGGACCAGAAGAAAAAGCCAAACTAGAACGCCTTGTTAATGAAGGTGTTCAAATCAAATATGAAATTGAAAGTTTGTCAGAAGGATTAAAAGAAACTGTTAAGGCAGTTGCAGAAGAACTCGACATCAAACCGGCACTAATCAATAAAGCAATTAGTATTGCACATAAAGGTAACTGGAACGATGTATTCAGCGACTTTGATGACTTGGAAACTCTTATTGTCACAGTCGGTAAAGACAAGTAATGAATCAATTTTTAACTGCTGTTAATAACACAGTAAACTGGGCTAAGAGCGACTTTCGTTCTTGGCCTTTGAGATTTATTCTTGAAATTACTGCATGGGCAATGAGTATAGTCTGTGCAATATGGATGGGTATTACGCTACCTAACCCACCTTTTCTAATCTTATATCCGTTGTTTATTACCCAATGTGCCATATTTGGCTGGGCCGCTTGGACTAGGCGCAGTACTGGTATGGTCGCTAACTATATGTTGTTAGTCACTATCGACATCATTGCCTTGGCAAGACTAATAAGTATTCAATAAGATGATGGTTTGATCAGCCATAAGTGATCAAAATGGTATTTGTCAGCCCTAAATGACATGGGAGAAAAATAAAATATGAGTTATGTAGATGCTCTCTTTGACAGAGAGAACGATATCATCAAAGTTGTCGAGCGCAACGAACAAGGCGAACGTGTGTTCAAAGAACATCCAGTACGCTATACATTTTACTATCCAGATCCAAAAGGTAAGTTTACTAGTATTCATGGGGATCCCCTAACTAGGATAGTATGCAAAAACACCAAAGACTTTCGTAAAGAACAAGCCATTAATAGTAGTAAAGAACTTTATGAAAGTGACATTAATCCTATTTTTGTACATCTAAGCGAGAATTATCTAAATCAAGATGCACCTAAACTAAACATCTGCTTCTTCGACATTGAGGTAGACTTTGATCCAGAACGTGGCTATAGTACTCCAGAGGATGCTTTCATGCCAATTACTGCCATTACTGTCTACCTAAAATGGATGAGTAAGTTGATTACATTGGCATTGCCACCAAAAGGCATGAAGATGGACGATGCTAAAAAATTAGTTGCTGATATTCCCGATACACATTTGTTTGACAACGAAGCAGATATGTTGGAAACATTCTTGGATCTAATTCAAGATGCTGACATTATTAGTGGTTGGAACAGCGAAGGCTATGACGTTCCATATACTGTTAATCGTGTTACACAGGTATTAAGTAAAGAAGATACACGTAGATTTTGTCTGTGGGATCAATATCCAAAACGTCGAGAATACGAAAAATATGGTAAGAAGGCAATTACCTATGACTTTCACGGGCGTGTACATTTAGACAGTTTAGAACTGTATCGTAAATACACCTATGAAGAACGTCATACGTATCGACTGGATGCCATTGGTGAGATGGAAATCGGCGAAAACAAAACTGTCTATGAAGGTACACTGGATCAACTGTACAACAATGACTTCCATAAGTTTATTGTTTACAACAGACAAGATACATTGTTGCTGAACAAACTAGACGACAAGTTGAAATTTATTGATCTTGCTAATAAACTGGCACATGAATGTACGGTACTGTTACAGACTACAATGGGTGCTGTGGCTGTTACTGAACAAGCCATTATCAATGAATGTCATCGTCGTGGCTTCCAAGTTCCTAATCGTACTAAAATGGATGACCGCGAAAACACTGCGGCGGCAGGTGCGTATGTTGCATATCCTAAAGAAGGCTTGCAGGACTGGATCGGTTCACTAGACATCAACAGTCTATATCCTAGTGCAATTCGTGCCTTGAACATGGGTCCAGAAACTATTATAGGACAACTACGTCCCACAATTACAGAAGCCTTTATACATGAGCAAATGACTCTTAAGAAGAAATCATTTGCGGCATCGTGGGAAGGTAAGTTTGGTTCTGACGAATACGAAGCAGTAATGGCACAACGTAAAGATGTTGAAATTACCATCGACTGGGAAGATGGTGAAAGTACTGTGCATAGTGCTGCCGAAGTTTACAAATTAATCTTTGACAGTAACCAACCATGGACTATCAGTGCCAACGGTACAATCTTTACCTACGAGAAAGAAGGTATTATTCCCGGACTGTTAAAGCGTTGGTATGCCGAACGTAAAGAGATGCAGGCCAAACTTAAAGACTGTATCAAAGCAGGTAACAAAGTCGAAGAAGAATACTGGGACAAACGACAGTTAGTCAAGAAGATTAACTTAAACAGTTTGTATGGTGCTATTCTTAATCCAGGATGCAGATTCTTTGACAAGCGTATTGGACAAAGTACTACACTAAGCGGTCGTCAGATTGTCAAGCACATGGCAGCAAAAGTTAATGAAATCATCACCGGTGAATACGACTATCGCGGTAAAGCAGTCATCTACGGTGACACAGACAGTTGTTATTTTTCAGCGTACACTACTCTGAAGAAAGATATTGAAGCAGGCGTTATTCCTTGGAACAAGGAAAATGTTATTACTCTATACGATCAAATAGGAGAAGAAGTCAATGGAACATTTGTCAAATT